TCGTGCTTATTAAGCGGTATGACGCTACACCGCGCAATCCATACACGCTCCGTCTGCACGTCATTGAAGCCGACCGCATAAGCACACCTAGCGAATATAAGGGCGGCAACATGAGCATGCTCAATACTGACGGAGAACACACCAACGGCAACAAAATATATGACGGTATCGAGGTGGACAAAAACGGAATGGTGGTTGCATATCACATTCAGGACTCCTACCCGAACCAAATACCGATAGCTGGCGCTAATTGGACAAGAGTAGAAGCGTATGGTAAAAAAACAGGTCTTCCGAACATCCTGCACATAATGAGCTCAGAACGCCCCGAACAGTATCGGGGCGTTACTTATCTTGCGCAAGTCATTGAACCGCTCCTGCAGGTACGCAGATATACCGAAAGCGAGTTGATGGCTGCGCTTATTCAGAGCTTCTTTAGCGCCTGGATAACTACCGGATCGGACTTGACGGAGCTGCCGATCGGTGAGGTCGGTTCTGGAGACATTGTCGGGGTACCGTCAGAAAATCCCGTAAACGACCAAAACAACAATATCTCAGACGATGAAAACGAGTACGAGATGGGTCCGGGATCTGTTATACATCTTGGCGAGGGTGAAAACGTCGAGTTTGGCAACCCAAATATACCATCCTCAGGATTTGACCAGTTTATAAAGACGATGTGCCGGATGGTAGGTGCAGCGCTTGAAATACCACACGATGTTCTGATGAAAGAATTTAACGCATCCTACTCAGCATCGAGAGCATCACTGCTCGAAATGTGGGAAGCGGTAAAAATGTTCCGCAAATGGTTTGTTGAGGACTTCCCACAGGAAGTGTATGAAATCTGGCTTGCTGAAGCGGTCGCGATTGGCCGCATAAAGGCACCGGGATTTTTCACAGACCCACTACTGCGTGACGCCTGGAGTGAAGCGCAGTGGATTGGACCGGTGCAGGGGCAGATAGACCCGGTGAAAGAAATCAGAGCAGCCATCATGACGGCAGACCACGGCTTTAAAACTCATGAGCAAATCACCTATGAACTGGGTGGCGGTGATTGGTTTGAAAATGTCGAACAACTCAAAGATGAATTAGAGCTACTGGTTGCAGCCGGCGGTGGTAACACCATGACCGATATGCAAAACGACCCAGAAGATAACAAGGAGGAATAGAAAAATGCCTAACCCTATAGCTAATCTGTTTGGAAACAGGAACCAGCCCGTGAATATTCAACGCCAGTGCTACGCGATGTCCATGACAAACGGCTCGCACGCGGACGTAACCATGTACGGATATGTCGTAAGAAAACACCCTGTAGACTACAGGACCGGAGAACGGATAAAGGGTGATTTCATTGCACAGGATGTATTCATGGAAGACCTCAAGCAAATCGAGAATGCGAAAACTATCACAATCCGGATGAACAGCGTGGGCGGTGATGTATACGCCGCACTCCCGATACATAACCGGCTGCGCGAACTCAAAGCGCAAGTGACAGTAATCGTCGATGGTGTGGCTATGTCGGCAGCGTCATTCATCATGTGCGCTGCGGACAAGGTCAAAGTTAACGCAGCAAGCCTAGTGATGATACACAAAGCAAGCGTGTTCTTTTTCTTTGAAGTGTTCAACGCTGATGAAATGCGTGAGATGGCCGGTTTTCTTGACAAGGTGGATGAAACAATCGTGACCGCCTACGTCCGGAAAACAAAAATGAGCAAAGACGAGCTCCTGACAATGATGGGAAACGAAACCTTTATGACCGGAGAGGAAGCGGTAGAAAAAGGTTTTGCAGACGAGCTCATGGAAGACGGCAAGAAAATCAGCATCGCAGCTTCAGCGGACAAGAGAATGCTCTTTGTTGACGGACAGGCAATAAACATACCTGATTACTTCCAGAGCTTTCTGGAGAACATTCCAACGGTCGAGCCGGAAGCGGATCCGTCCGCTGCCGAGGAGATAAATCAAAATCAGTCGGCTCAGTCCGACGAAAGAAAGGTAGGCATACAAATGGCTAAGAATCTCGAAGAGCTTAAGGCAGAAAATCCCGAGCTCGCAGAAAAGGTCGTGGCCGAAGCTCATGCTGCCGCCTCCGCGGAGCTGAGTAACGACGCGAGCCAAGCCGTAGCCGATGAGCGCCAGCGTCTTAAGGACATTGATGAAGTATCTGATTTGTTCGATGACGAGTTAGTGCTCGAAGCGAAGTACGGCGAAAAATCCTGTACAGCACAGGAATTGACACACCGCGCCGCACTCAAAGCAAAAGCCGAAGGTAAGTCATTCATGGCTAATCTGAACGCAGACGCCAACGAGTCCGGAGCACCGGACGTATCCGCCACTAATGGCGGTAACGCCGAAGACACCGCACCAAAAACAGAAGAGCAGAAACAGGCCGAAGCCAACGCAACGGTAAAAGAACTGCTCGGAAAGAAAGAGAAAGAGGGCTAAACCATGAAAGACTTAAACAGAATAATTGGCGACATGGAATTCGATGGTCTGATTACAGCTATCGTTCCGCCAACGCAAGTCAGAGCCGGCACTCTGGCAAAACTCGCCTCAGGCACTGCCGTATACAAGCGCGGCCTGCTTCTTTCTAAGAACGCTGCCGGAAAGCTTGTACCGCTCGGTACAGCATCCACAACTCCGCATAGCGTGTTGTGTGATGACGTGGAAATCGGAGCTGCGGATGACATCAATGTGGCAGTCTACACAGCAGGCTGTTTCAATCCGGGCAAGGTAACCATGCTGAGCAGCCACACTCTGACTGATGGTGACTTGGACAATCTGCGTATGCGTGACATCGTGTTCAAGCAGCCTCACGCAGCACTTTAAAGGAGGAAAAGATAATGTTAATAGATATTCTAAGTACCTATATCATGATTGCTCTTGTTGACGAAATCGTCCCGGAGACATCATTTTTTAAAGATAGGTATTTCCCGACAGGCGCAGAAGACATCTTTGCAAATGATAAGGTGCTTGTTGAGTACCGCAAAGCCGATTTACAAATGGCGGCGTTCGTAGAACCCCGTGCCGGTGACATTCCTGTCGACCGCAGGGGCTATGAAATCAGCGAGTTCTCACCGCCTTATATCGCACCCTCTCGCATGCTCACAACAGACGACCTGAAAAAACGCGGCTTTGGAGAAGCTTTATTCTCAGGATCAACAAAGGCTGAACGAGCAGCGCGTATCGTCCTTCAAGATATGATTGACCTAAACAGGAGAATCAGACGCCGCGAGGAGTGGATGTCCGCTCAGGTCATGATTACTAACGGTTGCGAAATGCAGCAGTACATTGACGCCGACACAGAGGGTGAAAAGCTTCGCATTCGTTACTATGACGACGTAAGTGACCACACATACACAGTCTCAAATAAATGGGACAGCACAACCGGCAAGTTCTTTGAGGACGTCGAAGCAATGTGTTGGATGCTCGCACAGAGAGGTCTCAGCGCAGCCGACTTAGTGCTCGGTAGCCAGGCTGCTCAGTGTGTTTCTGGTATAGAGAAAGTGCAAAAGCTGCTCGATAATAGAAACATGACCTTCGGCACACTCGCACCGAGAGTGGAAGAGTATGCAGGCATTGCATACATCGGCTCCCTGAACTTTGGTGGATTTCAACTTGATATTTTCAACGTGCTTCATAGCTATGTTGAGAATAAGGTCACAAAAACATTCTTCCCGTCAACATCAGCAATGGTAACAGCCCCCGGCTGCGGCCGCATGATGTATGGTGAAGTTACGCAGATCGACCACGGCTCCACAGAGTTCAGTACTTATGCAAAAGACCGCGTTCCAAAACTCGTGGTTGACCAGAACAAAGATACGCGCAAGCTCCGTCTAGCGGCGCGTCCGCTGGCAGCACCGAACAACTACAGTCCGTATATCTACGCAGAGAATGTAGTTTAGTGTTCAGAAAGGAGCAAGGCGATGAAGTCAATCAAAATAGTACGTGGGACGTACGGGCTCGCTAAAGAGAACTCATTCGGCGTCTCCACCAAGTCGCGCACAGATCCCCCGTTCGAAGTGAACGATGACGAAGCTAAGCGCCTTGTCGATCTGGGTGTCGCGGAATATGCGACCGGAGAAACACCGGTAGCAAATACAGTCAGCAGCAGCTCCAGTGCTGTTAATAGCTCTGGTGGAGGTAGCAACGCAGGGAGCGGCTTAACGCTGGCGGCTTTGAGGAAGTCTAATAAGACGGCTCTCGAAAAAATTGCTGCGAAGCGTGGTGTCGACATTTCGGGCGCTACCAACAATGTGCAACGTGCGGACTTGATTTGGGCTGACATCGAAGCCAGGGCTGCTGGCAGCACCGGGCAAGAGGACGGGACCGATGATGATGTCTACGATGACGAAATCGATGACGGTGACATTCCTCCGGTCTTGGGCGCTGATGAGCCGGTGGACTGATGGGCTTCAAAGAAATGGTAGCTGCTGCGAATAAGGACGTGTTTCTAAACACAGACAAATTCGCAGAAAAACGCACAGTCAAGTACAACGGCGTAGCCTATGTTGACATACCCATCATACTGGCGAAACTCAAAGAGACCGACAGACCTGTAGTAGCAGGACAAGACGGTGGTACCCAAGGATTATTCCGAGTGTCCGCCGTCTTGCGCTGTGCTCAGTCAGACCTTAACGGAGTTGAGCCAGAGCAAATGCAACGTATCAGTATCAATCATCAGGAAGGTGGCG